CGCAAACGACAAAAGGTTGTGCAGTCACTATCATACACCTTTGAAAATGATTGTAAAGTTATTTTTGAAGATTGTAAAGTTAATCCCAATCAGGTATTAAGTAGCGATGGTGATTACCCTAAACTATTGACCAAGACTTTGAGGAAAGAGATACAAATTGAATCTTTGTGTTTACTTAATCAGATTCTTGGATTCTTTCCTATGTGGACAAATAAAATCAATGACACTATTAGATGGCCAGAAGTTAGGCGAAAGTGTATCAAGTATGCCTCATTTTTACCACAAGATAGTGTAAAATACAAGTTGATTTTGAAAAAGGTGTTAAATGAAAGTCTCTAAGATTTATTTGGATATGGACGGTGTTCTCTGCAACTTTGAACGCCGTTATTTTGAGAGGTACAATGAGTTACCCGGTTCAATGCGTGACCGCAAGGACTTTAATGTGCATTGGGATGACTTCATTGAAACAAACCAGTTTGAAACTTTAGACTGGTGGCCTGGTGGGCAAGACCTACTGACCTATGTTAATTTTCTACATAATGAACATGGGATTGAGGTCGAAATGCTAACTTCTTCTGGTGGACAAAAACACCACACAGCAGTAGCAAAGCAGAAGCAAGTATGGTTGGATTCTAAAGGAATCTTTTTTAAGGCGAATGTCGTTGCAGGTCGGAAAACAAAAGCCGAATATGCAAAGTCAGACACAATCCTTATTGATGATACACCTGATGTTATTCAATCATTCAATGCGGCAGGTGGTATAGGTATTCTTCATAAAGAGGTCGGTAATACTTTGTTGAAACTGAAATCTTTGGTGAAAGAAGACATATATAATCTGATATGATGCATAATGTGGATAAGAAACTATACAAACATACAATTTATACAAGGAAATACATATGAGTTCATTTGCTAATCTTAAGCGCAATCGTAGTGATATCAAAACACTAACCAAAGCGATTGAAGCAACCTCCCAACCTGCTGAGGCAGGATCCAAAGATGACACCCGTTTCTGGCAACCAGAAGTAGATAAAGCAGGTAATGGCATGGCCGTTATTCGTTTTCTTCCTGCTCCTGCGGTTGATGGTGACGATGCTCTTCCATGGGTTCGCACATTCAGTCACGGTTTTCAGGGACCTGGTGGTTGGTTCATTGATAACTGTCTCACAACTCTTAATGAGAAGTGTCCAGTTTGTGAACACAACAATACACTATGGAATTCTGGCATTGAAGCCAACAAAGAAATTGCTCGTAAACAAAAACGCAAGTTGAGTTATGTTGCAAACATTCTGGTCGTATCAGACCCAACAAATCCATCCAACGAAGGCCAAATTCGTTTGTACAAATTCGGTAAGAAAATCTTTGATAAGATTACTGAAGCAATGAATCCTGAGTTTGCGGATGAGACACCTGTTAACCCATTTGACTTATGGGAAGGTGCTAACTTCAAGTTGAAGATTCGTAATGTTGAAGGTTATCGCAATTACGATAAATCAGAATTCGCCACACCAGGTGCAGTACTTGATGGTGATGATTCTAAACTTGAAGAATTGTGGAAGAAAGAATACTCTCTGAAAGAATTCACAGAGAAGAAACAATTCAAACCTTATGACCAACTCAAGTCTCGCCTTGATAAAGTTCTAGGATTTGAAGGTTCTGCACCTGCAACTAAGGCAGATACTGCCGTAGTAAGCAAGTTTAATGATGATGATATTTCTGTGATTGACAAACCAGTTACAGAAGATGAAGATTTGGATTACTTCAAATCACTTGCACAATAAACTTTCCTTCTCAAGTAAGTTTGAACCCTGCTTCGGCAGGGTTTTTTTATGCGAAAAGCCTTGATAATAATGTTCCGTTTGAATCTTCTTTCTTTTCATTGGGATTTCTAACAGATTCATTCTTAACTACAGTAGTTGTATTTGTAGTTGGTGCATTAACAATAATTGGAGTACTTGGTTTTTGTTGTGCTCTTTGACCTGCTGCAACTTCTGTGGATGCAGATGCAACCGCAGCACCACTACCACTACTTGTCGCTTCAACAGGAAGAGTTTCTGATTTACCTGTTGCCAAGTTTGTTGGCTTGCCGTCTTTACCTGCGACTAATGTAGGAGCACCAGGATTTGCAGGGTTATCAGGTGTTGGTGCTAAACCTGTTGCTTGAACGTGCCAATCTTCACCCGCAACTGGTCGTGTCAAACCAAATGATTCTAACCAACCAGTAGGTTTATCTCTTGAGCCTGCAAGCGCATTTAAACCATCGACACCTTTTGAGTTAATATCAATTGCAAGACCTTTTAAGTGAAAGCTTCCTTTGCCTTGCCCTAAAGGTGGCATAGGTTCTGCAACTTTCTTTTTAGCCGCAGCTTTATCACCACCAAGTTTAGCAACCATTTGGTCGAATAATGATTTTTGTTTCTCATTACTTCTATAACCAGAAGTGACTAATAATGTTTTTCCTGTTTTAGATTTAAAATCTGCGGCCATCGTGGCAACACGTTTTTCAAATTCTGTTGCAAAACCACCAATGTCAACACCAGAATCAAGTTTAACTACACCAGAAAGAGAACCACCCGTTGCGGCAGTTTGAGTTGCACCACCACTTGCAGATGGAACAGAATCTTTCATTGGTGCAGGTGCAGTTACTTTTGCGGGACCACCAGGTGCACCGGATGTTGGTGCAGGACTTGGTGCAGCAGAAGGCGATGCAGAAGCAACTTGTGTTCCTCCACCTACTGGTGTTGGTGCTGCTCCAGCTGAACCCGCACCTGTTACTAACCCAATAATAGTTTGAGCTCTACTCTTTACTTGCTGTGCCCATTTACTTCCCGCAAGTTCATCAGCAGCACCTTTGAAATCACCTTCTGATAATTTTTTAACAAAGTTTGGCCACTTCTTATACCAACTTGGTCCCATATTGAAAGTTAAATCAATCAATGCACCTTGACCACCCTGATTAGCTTTACTATAACCAGGAATCTTTTCAGCAGCTTTTGCGTGATGTTCAAAATCATCATCAAACATTTTCATAATCTCTGCTTGAGTGAATTTTCTATTATATTCTGGAGGTAATGACTTGCCATCACCTATCAAGTGACCAACACCAATTGTCCACAGTCCAAGACTATCTTTATAAGGCATATCTTTCATACCTTCATGTCTGATAATCATTTTCTTTGTGTCATCTAAACTACCCATTGCAGGTGCTTTACCACCAGATACAACAGGTGCGGGACCCGAAGGTGCGCCTGCGCCAGCGGCTGCAGCGGCAGGTTTTTGTGCAGGAGGTCCACCTTTTTCGCCCGCTATTGGTGCAGGCATTCTCGCCATAATATATTCGTCTGTTGGGTCTGCACCACCCAACCATGCTAACTGAGAAGGTGTTAAATTTTTCTTTATATTTTCTGCGGCAGTTGGACCTCCTTGACCACCCCTACCACCACCAGCAGTTGATGTTGGTGCTGCAGCGGTTGGTTTAACAACGGGTGCTGCGGCTGGTGTTTCTGCTTTCTTTTCTTCCATGCCAAGAAAACTTTTTACTTTATTAACCTTCTCTACAAGTGAATCATAAACTGGTTGCAAAAATGCTAATTTTTCTTTAAGTGCATTTACCACAACAAAAACTTTATCTAAAACACCCTTCATAAAATCAAATACAGGTTGGAGGTATTCAATAATTGTTTTTATTTTTTCTCCAACCCAATCAAAAACAGGTTTAAAAAAGTCTGTTATTTTTTGCCATACTTTTTGTAGAAATTCAGTTAATTCATCTAGTATAGGTTGTACAACTTCATTGAACCACTTTGAAATGCCTTCAACGAACCCATCAAATGCCGTTTTTATTTCGTTCCATAACATGCCCGCTAATTCTTTTATAGAATTAACAATACCATCAAATATGTCTTTAATGAAACCGCCTGGTATTTGAGATAGTGCAAAAATTACTGCACCAATCTTAAACATTTTTCCAATTGTTCCAAGAATACCACCGCCGCCAGCTTTCTTAGGCACCACTGGTGTTGGTGTTTTTTGTTTGCCTTTTTCTAATTCTTTATCAAGTTTAGCCTGTGATTCTTTATTAGATAAGACTTGTGAACCCATTGGAGAATCTGGTGCATCTTTGGATGGTTTGCCACCTTCCAATTTAACCAACTGCATGATATTTTGTTTAGTTACATTCAAATCTCTTGCAATACCAGGTAATGCAATAAAGTTTTTAGCTATAACTTTGAACATTGCTGAGGTGTTGTCAGAACCACCACCGCCAGAAACTTTAGATGCAATTGATTTTACACCTTTACCTAAAACTTTGCTTCCAATAGAAGCTATTAATCCTGCAGGTATTTTCATATTAGGTTGCCGCTAGTCTCTGTGCAAAATCTGAGTCATATGCACTTGCAGTTTGTGTATTTGATTTTCCAGAAGAACTGGATGAATTATTAGTTGTAGGTGAATTAACAACAGAACCTTTATCTGCGGCAGATTCCATTCTTTGTGCTTCTGCTACATCGGTTGATGCAGATGATAGTGATGCACCAGAAACAGGAGGTTCACCTGTCATTGGTGCGGGTGATGCTGATGATGCAGCAGGCGCACCGCCTCCGCCTCCACCAACTGCACCGCCTGTAATTTGATTTAGATTTCCACTCTTTAAATCTATTGTGCCTTTGCCATCAGCACTCTTTAATAATCCTAAAATTTTATCAGGGTCTTTACCTGCGGCTGAAATTCTTTGTCTAACTTCTTCTTCACTTAATTTCTTTTCACCATTTCTCATATCAATATAACCATCTTTATCAGGTAATATACCGAGAGTTCTTTTTAGAAATTGTAAAGCGCCTAGTTTATTAGATTCTGCTTTCTCTGCAAATTTATCACCACCTGCAGCCGCAGTTGGACTTGGTGGTGCAGGAGGAGGTGCCGCTGGAGTTGGTGCACCGGCAGAACCGGCAGGTGCTAAATCTGGTGCAGGTTTATCTTTTGCTACTGGAAGTGGCGCAGTACCTGAACTTCCGCCTGCGGCTGGTGCTGATGCTACAGCTGATGGTGGTGCAGGCATTGGTAAATCAACACCAATTGCACCTGAAACTTTAGATGTTAAGTTTTTATTTAACTCATAATTTCTTGCAGCTTGTTGTTCAGGAGTTTCTGCACCAGGTCCTGCTTGCGATGGATATTTTTTCTTTAAACCTTCACCAGCAGCAATCATTGCACCGAAACCACCAGAGTTTCCAGCATCAATGACACTACCCATATCACCAAATATACCTTTTGGAATTGTTCCTTCAGGCACACCCATCTCTGTTGCTTTTGATGTTAACTGTGCGCCTGCTTTGTCTGCTTCACCACCAGCACCACCTAACTTACCACCTTCTGGTAGTTTTGGAGTAATACCTTTGGCACCACCAGATGAAACCTCTTTCACATCTACTGTATCACCAAATATACCTTTAAAGAATCCTTTTATGCTATCAAAAATATTTGATACAGTATCTAAAACAGGTTGAAATACTCCACTTAGTGAATCGAATACTTGTGTGAGTGTATCTTCACCTAATAAACCAAATGTTAAAAATTCTAACATTCCTCCAAGACCAGAAACAATTGCTTGACTAAAACTTCCTGTTTCTTGGTATTTTTCAAACCCAGCTTTAATACCCGAAAACAATGTACTGATAATCAATAAAGGTAAGGCTAGTCTACCAAGAATTTTTAATAAGTTTTTTGGATTAAAAAGAAACCTTGCGCCTTGTATAAGACCATCTTTAATCATTGTAAATATATCACCAATACCACCACCCGTTGCAGGTGCTGGAGATGCAGGTGCTTTTACAGGCACCTTTCTCTTACTTGCCATTTCTGCTTCTAAAGTTTCTTCTCTTTCTTTAGAACTTTTAAAAAATGCATCGGCCTTACCACCAAAGCGACTTGTTTTTCCGCCTTTTAGTTTAACAAGTTTAACAATATTTTGTCGCAACACATTCATATCTCTGGCCATACCAGGTAGAGACATAGAATTTTTTGCTATAATTGATAATACAGATGTTGCATCTTCACCTAATCCACCACCAGACTCTCCGTCTTTTGATGGTGATTTTCCGCCTTTTTCTTTTTTGATTCCCATTTTACCACGAATCAATGCGGATAGTATATCATCTCCTCCAAAGGCCTTTTTAGCTATACTCTCTTTGCTAAATTGTTTTTTGAAATCACCAATGCTACTAGAGGCGGCACTTTTGGCACCACCAACAAGGCCTTTGCCTTTTTCTAGTTCAGAGATATATTTACTTTTGAAATCTGCCATTATCTGCTTCTTTTATTTGCTTGTTTTTGTAAAGCGATTCTTTCTTTTTCTTCTTCCAAATACTTAATTAAAAGTCCAACATAAATGCTTCTTTCCCAAGGTAACATGTTTTCAAGCTCAGTCAAACTATACTTGTGATGTTGCATCAACGCAAAGTTCGTCTGATAATAGTTACCTAATGTATCATAACGAAATATTAGACGAAAAAATTTTGCATGCCCTTAATTGTAATTTCTTCTTCGTAATTACACTTTGGACATTTAAATTTTACCTCTTTCTTAATTTCAGGCATTTTATCAAAAAAGTCTTTGAATTTTTCCAAATCTTTTTGTTGCATGGAATCAATAAATTCTTCTAGTTCTTCTTTGGTTGAATCTTTGGCATAATAAATTTGGTCTTTGTCAAAGATAAAATCAATACAATCAATTAGAACACGGGACAGGACTTCATTCTCATCCAAGTCTTCATATTTCTTAATCATTTCAAATGTAGGATATTTTAAATTAATACCCAAATTTTCTGTTAGTTTAATTTGATTGGTGTGTTCTGGATGCTTTGTTGGTTCAATTTCCAAAAGGTTAAATTTGAAGCCAACAGTTCCACTACATTGAACATCTTCACCGTTTTCATCTTTGACTACATTGTTACATTTATATTTTAAGTCAACGACTTCTTCAACAGACCTTGCTCTCATATTCATAAAGAGATATTCAAGGTCAAATGTTGGTAACGCATCAACATCAATATCATCCAACACACAGTTTTTCAAAACTTGTCGAATAACATTAATTGTTTCTTTTGCGTCTTCTGATTCCGCAGCCATGAGAAAGAGTTTTTGTTCTTTCACAAGAAATGGACGGAAACGAATAGGTTTTCCTGTCGAAATGAGTTTCACTTCATAGATTGGAACATCTAGTTTAGGTAGCATAATATCCTCGCTTGTTAATTATTAAAATGCTCTACCAAAAGGTAAGAGTCTTGACCCAGCCGCACCAAATAGTGATGCAGCAGCTGCGCCAATGTCATATGTACCATCATATACGGTACGATATTTTTGATATGCAAATGAAACAGAAAGGCGATGAAAACCATCATCTGCCCAACTTAATGATTGTGGTGCAACTCCAATTGGAAATGCATCAATCAATTCAACTGCATAAATTTGTTTAATAAAATCATCATATTGAATAATTTTAATGTTTGTCAAATACCTTGATTTATCACCTTTTGGAAATCTCAAGTTATTTGTGTCTGTTGGGTGAATTGCTTCCATCCAACGGTCAAATAGTTTTCTTTCATAGAACTCATTCGTACACAAAAATGTTAATGATGTATCACTATATTGTGTTTGATAAGGTACTTTGAAAGTTGGTCCGTAAATCTTAACATCCGCAGTTGTCATTGTTTTACCAGGCAATTCTGCGGCTTCACATTGAAGTGCCAAGTTGCGAGACATGGATGAGTTGGATGTTTTGGAATATTCATCTTGTTGGCCATTACGACCAAATGCAGAATTAATTGCATCCGAAACATCACTAAAAATCGAATTAGGAAAATTCAAAATCTTTTCAAAAATTGAGTTACCAACAAACGAATTAATATATGGTGGAATTGGAAGAACAACTTCGTATCGACAAGTCTTTGCCAACCCGTCTTTAGACCTGATATTAGATAGAAATAAATTTGGTGAGAATGCCATTAGAATTTTTTCCGTGAGTCTGCGTAAACTTTACTTGTTGTTGCACCAACAAATGATTCTACTGGTAACATTGCTGCAATGTCCCATTCATCTGCGGTGATTTCCAAAAATCTGGATTCAATCTGTGTAAACAGGTATCTTTTGATACAAGGATTTGCTTCAAATATCCTAGAAGCTGCAGCCAAGTATCTGTAGTTAATTTTTAACTTTGTCTTTTCATCATAAGTATCATTAGACATTGTATCACTCAATTTGTCTAATAAAATCATTCGGTGTTTAGGATGAATGTAGTGTAAATTCAGACCTAAAAATCCATCGTTATACCGTTCAATTGGAATCACCAATGGAAATCGGTCATAGTATGGCATTGTATCTTTTGTTTTTGGGTCATAGAAATAGAAGTACATTTTTCCAATCATGGATGTACTTTTAAGTCTATCTCTGTCTCGCATCAATCCAGATGAAGTAGGTTTTAAGTCTTTTACTTTTGCTCGCAACCATGCCCTAGATGCATTGGTTCTAGGAGTTAGACCTTCTTTTGCAAGAGATGTTTTAATTCTGTCAAGTAGTTTTGCCATCTTCTATTTATCTCATATACCTAAGTCTTTTTCGGTTAACACTTTAAATTGCCAACCGTGTTCTTTACAGAATAAATCGGCAGCTCTCCACTTTTCTTGGTTCACGGCATATGTTGCCGACTCTTGGATGAACCGTGCCGTTTTACGTCTCCGAACTGGTTGTTTTGTTTGAGACTCTGGCTTTACTTCCAGCACCATTGTCGTCTCCTGACCATCTTTCCGTTGGATCCTGACGATGAAGTCTGGAAAGTAACGATGCACTTTTTGGTCGATAGGAGACTTATAGGGTATCGGCAACTCTTCCGATGCCCACCAGATAACTTTTGGGTTATCATCTAACCACTTCATTACCCTAAACTCCCATGAAGAACGATAGACAATGTTATCGGCATTACCATTATACTTTTTTGGATTTTTAGGATTGAAAATTCCTTTTTTATATGACATAAATACTATCTATAACTTCTACTAGGACAATTATGGCTCTTTTTGGTCTTTCAGATATAACATTCAATAAAGGTACCTCCTCACGAAAAGGTCCTTTAGCGGCTTTAGTCAGCAATGAATTTGCGACAACAACATTGAAATATCCACTAGATATTGGTAATGCAGATAAAGCACACTACATGGTGTTTTATATTAAAGCACAAAAAGCAACACAATTCAAGTATACTGCGGCAAGAGATTTTACTGCTCAAGACTATTCACAATCAGGTTCAGTTAATTCAATTAGTGGTATACTGAGTGGTGGTGGACAAAAACTAGGACAACAACTTTTAGATAAAGTCAATAGTGGTCTAGGACAATTAAATGCAAAAACAAATGGTGCATTGAGTGGTCTTACAGGCGCACTAGGTAAAGCCGCCGGTGGTCTTGCAACTGGTATTGATAACATGTTTGCAAAAGCAAGTTTGTCAATAGGTGGTGATTCTGCATCAACCAGCGCACATATCGACACTTCAATAAAAGCAATTACAAATAAAAGTTTTTTAAAAACAACGCAATTGACTACTGATGCAATTGCTTTGTATATGCCAGACACTTTAAATTATTCTTATACTCAATCTTATACTGATTTAAATTTAGGCAATGAATTAGGTGGTAAAGTTTTAGCGGCAGGTTCGTCTATTATTGATGCATTTAAAGGCGGTGAAGGTGCCGCAGGTACCGCTGGCGCAGTTGCAAAATCTGCTGCAAAATCTGCTGCACTTGAAGCCGGATCGGCAATAGCCGGTGCAGTTGGTAGTGTTGCAGGTGCGGGAACTGCACAATTAGGATTTCAAGCTGCAACGGGTACTGTTAGAAACCCAATGTTAGAAATGGTGTATTCATCACCTGGTTTTAGGTCTTTCCAATTTGAATTCACATTTTATCCAAGAGATGAAAGAGAAGCTCTTGAAGTTCAACGTATCATTGAACGATTTAGATTTCATCAAGCACCAGAATTAGTTAGTGGTGCAGAAGGTTTCTTAATTCCTCCTTCAGAGTTTGATATCAAATTTTATTATGCCGGTTCAATGAACCCAAACATTCCTGCTTTGGCAACTACAGTATTAACACAGATAGATGTTAATTACACACCAAACGGATGGACTGCATATGAAGTGCCAGGTGAAAACAAACCTGCACTAGGTAGAACAGGTATGCCTGTTGCAATTCAATTAGCACTACAATTTAAAGAAACAACTTTCCTTACAAAAGATGATTTTAAGGGTAGTGAAAAAGGAGAAGGCGTCAATAGAGATGCAAAAGGTTTCTTAAATTAACAATTTACAAAGATGATAAAATAAATGGCTAGATTTTTCAATTACTTCCCAAAAACAGTTTATACTGCCAACACAGCTGTTGGTGGGTTGGATACTGTAACAAACATTATTGCCAGATTTGGATTTGAACAAAGACTGAAAACTAATTCTGCGGCATTTTACAAATATTCAATACAAGATTCCGACACACCAGAAATAATTGCTCATAAGTATTATGATAATTCCGAAAGACATTGGATTGTTTTGATGTTTAATGATATCATTGATGCACAATATGATTGGCCTTTACGTTATGAAAATTTTATCAATTATGTCGATAAAAAATATACAGCAAATGGTGCCGCAAATACGACAGTACAAACTGGTCTTGCATGGGCAATGAATATAAACAATGTACATTCATATTACAAAATCATAAAAAGAACATCTGCTGATGGAACAGTCATTGAGGAAAAATTACAAATTGATGCAAATACATATGCGAATGTGGGTGCAACATCATCTTCAATTACTTTACAGAGTGGAAACATAATCACACAAGCACTCACTAAAGAAAAGAAAACATATTATGAATATGAACAAGAAAAAAATGAAGCAAAAAGAAACATCATTTTGTTGAAACCAGAATTTGTGCCTCAAGTAGAAAAAGAATTCAAAAAGGTAATTAAGCAATGACCTTAGAAGTCAAGCGTTCCACGCAGTTTCATATAAATGAATTGGTTCTTGTCACCAAAGGTGGTAACATTGACATTTCTGCTATCTTTGAAGAAATCAATATATTTGATAGTTTGTTGACTCCAGTAATGACTGGAAATATATTGATACGAGATGCAAATGGTTTATCAGATAAGTTAATTTTTGACGGTTCTGAATCTTTACTAATGGATATTGCCAAAGATAAAAAATCAGATATTGCCTTATTCAAAAAGTCGTTTCGGATTTATAAACAATCAGATAGAAAAAATGAAAATCAAAACTCTGAATTGTTTCTTTTGAATTTTGTTTCGGATGAATTAATGTATTCTGACCAACAAAAAATAAATCAATCATATGATTTGACTTATACTGAAATAGTTCAAAAAATTCTATTAGACTATTTGAAAATACCTAAGAACAATTCTGGTGGTGTTTTTGATGTTTCATATGGAATCAGAAAAATTGCAATACCAAATTTAAGACCTTTTGACGCCATTGAATGGTGTGCAAAACGTGCCGTTGATAATAAACAGGCACCAAACTTTATGTTTTATCAAAATACTTTAGGATACAATTTTGCAACTCTTTCTAATTTATTGACAAAGCCTGATTTACTTGATATTAGATTTGAACCTAAGAATCAGTCGAAGGGCAATCCAATATCTGAAATAAGTAGTGCAAGGTCATTAGAGATTGTTGCACAAACAGATGGTATTGAAAAGGCAAGGTCTGGTGTTAATGCGGCTAAGTTTGTGGGTTTTGATCCTGTAACAGGAACAGTCACAAAGAAAAATGTTAGTTTTGGTGATGTGTTTTCTACTATGAAACACGCCAATGAGAATCCAACTATGTCTGCAATACCAAACCGTGATGGAAAAGATAGTACTGAAATGTTTGACTCTAAACAAACAGTAAGTTTCTTTAGTGCAGCAAAACAATTTAGTGCTTACATCAAAGAAAAAGCACCAACAACATTAACCAAAGAAGATAACACAGAAACTTATCTGTTACAAAGAAAATCTATTTTATCCAATTTAATGGGTAGAAGAATAAAATTGACTATGCCTGGTAATTTCAATTTGACTTCTGGTTTCAATGTGAATGTAATTGCACCTAATTTTGGTAAAAAAGAAAAGGGTGGAGAAAACTCTGATGAGACAGTAAGTGGTAAATATCTAATCGTGGCTACTAGACACATGATTGGTTTTGACAAACACGAAACTGTTATTGAAGTTGCATCAACATCAACAAATGTGCCTTTCATTCCTACAGCAAGCGTGAATCAAGTGAAAGAAATTTTAGAGTATTGATATGGAAAAAGATAAAGACTTTGCAGGTAAAAATGGATTCATTTGGTGGACTGGAATTGTTGAGAATAGAAATGACCCATTAAAGATGGGCCAATGCCAAGTGCGTTGTGTTGGTTGGGATGCAGATAATAAAATGCATCTTCCTACAGCAGATTTACCTTGGGCTAAACCTTTGTTACCAGTGAATGGTACAAATGTTTTTTCACCAAGAGAAGGTGATATGATTATCGGATTCTTCATTGATGGAGAAAGCGCACAAGAACGTGTGATGATGGGTATTTTACCTAACATTCCTTTGAAGGCATCTAATCCACAACAAGCATTTGCAGACCCAAGAACTGCAACTGAATTAAAAACTGCACCAAAAACTCCAAAAGAAAAAACATATACTACTGATGGTACAGGAATAAAACTTGTTGAAAGAGACCAAGCAGAATCATATCCTAAAATTTTAGATGAACCATCAACTTCTCGTATTGCAAGAAATGATGAGAAATCAATAACTAAAACATTTATACAAGAACGTAAAGATAATCTTGTAACTGGAATTGAAACTGTAAAAGATAAATGGGATGAACCAACAACAAAATATGCAACAGTTTATCCATATAACAATGTAAAAGAAACTGAATCTGGCCACTTATTAGAATTTGATGACACTCCAGATGCCGAAAGAATACACCTTGCACACCGCAACGGGTCTTTCAATGAGTGGTTCCCCGATGGAGACAAGATTGAAAAGGTTACTAAAAACAACTATCAAATCATAATGGGTGATGATAGAGTTTACATTATGGGTAAATGTCTAGTTACAGTTCAAGGTGATGCTGAAATTTATGTGAAAGAAAACGCTAATTTAAAAATTGATGGAAATGTTGAAGTTGAGGTGGGTGGAAATTACACCGAACATGTTACAGGAACATACAAATTAATTTCTGATGGAAATATGACAATTGATGCACCACGCATCAACTTAAATAATGGAACAAAAGGTGCCGCTCGTATTGGAGATACTGCGGATACTGGAGACGCAGGAACTGGTAGCCACTTCGATACCAATAGTGCAGGCACTAACGTAATTGAAACTGGTTCTGCAACAGTTATCATTGGCGGGTGAGATAAATAGAATATGGCCACAACTAACATAGATTCCACACGAAATTATATTGATTTGGATTTGAATTTTATGATTCATCCAATTCGTAAAGATATCAATACACATAAAGCGGAAAATGCAGTAATAAATTCAGTCAAAAATTTGATTTTGACTAATCATTTTGAACGACCATTCCAACCAGAAGTTGGGTCAAATATTCGTAGAATGTTGTTTGAAAATGTTGATGTTATTTTGGCAGCGCAAATTGAGAGAGAGATTGAAGAAACTATTAATAACTTTGAGCCAAGAGTTCAAATTTCTTCAATCATTGCAACTCCAGCACTTGACGAAAATGGATACAGAGTTATAATGGAATTTTTTGTGATAAACAATCCAGACCCAATTAAGATTAATTTCTTTTTAGAGAGAATTAGATAACATGGCAGACCGTTTAAGAGTTACGGAACTTGATTTTGATACCATCAAGTTAAACCTAAAGACATTTCTAAATCAACAATCTCAATTCACAGACTATGACTTTGAAGGGTCAGGCCTGAACGTATTGCTTGATATCTTGGCATATAATACACACTATAATGCCTACTATCTCAATATGGTTGCGAATGAATCATTTTTAGATACCGCATTACTGCGTGATTCGGTAGTCTCACATGCCAAGACTTTGGGTTATGTACCACACTCAATGAAGGCGCCAATTGCAACAATTAATTTTTTAGTAAATTCCGCAACATCAACTGATGGAACATTAACTATTCCTGCGGGATATTCTTTCTTGTCTAATCAGATTGACAGTAAAGTTTATAACTTTGTTGTTTTACAAGACACAACAGTAACAAAAGCCAATAGTTCCTACTATTTTGAAAATTTGGATATCTCTGAAGGTCAATTAATTACATACAGTTTTAATCATAACCAATCAACAAATCCAAAACAAACATTTACATTACCTGATAATGATATTGATACAACAACTATTCAAGTAGGTGTTTCTCCAACATCCACAACAACCGACATTGCAGTTTATAGCTTGGTTACTGATATTTTGGATATTAAAAATGATTCACAAGTATATTATTTACAGGAAACTAAAAGTGGACAATATCAAATTTATTTTGGTAACAATGTAATCGGTAAAAGTTTACCTGATGGTGCCGTTGTTTCAGTAACATATTTGGTAACAAATGGCACATCTGCAAATAAAGCAAACAACTTTGTTGGTGCATTAACATTGACTGATAGTTTGAATCAGACTTTAACTAACTTCACAGTAACTCCAGTTTCAGCTGCATCAGGTGGTTCAGAAAGAGAATCTGTTGATGATATTAAGTTTGGTTCTACTGCACAGTTTAGTACCCAAAATCGTTTGATTACAACCAAAGACTATGAATCATATTTGAAGAAAAGTTATCCGGCACTTGATTCAATTTCTGTATGGGGTGGTGAAGAAGAAACACCAAAGGCTTATGGTAAAGTTTACATTGCAATGAAACCAAAACAGGATTACTATATTTCAGAAACAGAAAAACAAAGAATTGTTAATGAAATTATTTCTCCAAAATCTATTGTTTCTGTTGATACTGTAATTCGTGAACCAGAATATTTGTATTTGTTGGTTGCAAATTATGTTGAATATGATAAAAAGAAAACAACACAAAATGCCGAAGGAATTAAAAATTCAATTCGAAATGCTATTTTGTCATATAATCAAAATAACTTAAATGAATTTGGTGCAACATTTGTTCTTTCAAAATTACAAGATAGTGTTGATAGCGTTGACTTAAATGCAATTCGTGGCTCTGAAACTGTATTGAGATTACAAAAACGATTTGAGCCAGATTTAACAAAATCTACATCATACATAATTAACTTTAATGCCGAGTTGCATAGAGGCACAATTACCAACAGAATGACTTCTACACAGTTTGATGTGTTTGATTCTCTTGGAACAAGAAGAACTGTTTTGTTGGAAGAAATTCCACAATCATATACTGGTGTTTCAACCATTGAAGTAACAAATAGTGGTTCAGGATATCTTGTTGCACCAACAGTAACAATTACTGGTGATGGTGCAGGTGCAGTTGCTGTGGCAACAATTGTAAATGGTCGAGTTGACAGTATCACAGTAACTCATCGTGGTTCTGGATATACTAGAGCTTTAGTTTCAATATCTGGTGGTAGTGGTTATGGTTCAACCGCAAGTGCTATTTTGGATGCAAAGTTTGGAACAGTTCGCACAATTTATTATGATGAATTTGTCCAAAGACAAGTCGTTAAAGAAGATGCAGGAACAATAGATTATTCTTCTGGTGTTATTACATTAAATGATATTAGAATTTTATCGGTCACCTCTAATGATGGTTTAATTCGACTAACAATTGAATCTGAAAGAGGCATTTTATCATCAACAAAGAATACTATTATTACTTTTGATGACACCGATTCAACTTCTATCTCAACTGAATTAATTGAAATCTAATGACTGATAAATTAACATCGTTACTTGTTAATCATCAAGTTCCCGAATTTGTTCGGGAAGAGTATCCGCTTTTCATTAATTTTTTAGAAGCGTATTATGAATACCTTGAACAAAAACAAGGTACACAATCAAATGATTTAATATCAAAATCGAAAGATTTGCGTTACATTTCGGATGTGGATGACTCTATTGATGACTTTGAAATTAGTTTTTTCAATACATATGCATCATTAATTCCAAGAGATATTGCGGTAGACAAATCGTCATTGATTAAAAATGTTTTACCACTTTACCTATCTAAAGGTTCTGAATCATCATTTAAACTTCTTTATAGAATGATGTTTGGTGATGAGCTTGAAGTTAAGTATCCAAAGAATGATGTACTCCGTGCTTCTGATGGTAAATGGGAAATTGAAAATGCTTTAAAAGTATCAAAAAACTTTTATTCATATTATACAGGCAATGGAACAACAAAAGAATTTAAATTACTACAACAATCAAATCAAGCAGATTTAACAGTATACATTAATGATGTTGCACAGACTTCTGGTTATTTTGTTCGTAAAGAATCCAAAAAAATTGTATTCAATACTGCGCCATTATTAAATTCAACAATTAAAGTTTTGTATGCGACTTTAGATAAAACAATTTTTACCAATCGTAAAATTACTGGTCAATTATCAGGCACAACTGCTTTAGTTGAAAAAGTATCAAATCAAATTGTTAATGAAGAACTTGTTATTCAATTATTTGTAAATGATAAAACCGTGATTGGTAATTACATTAATGGTGAAAACATACTAACTGACGTTTTTGTTGACGGCGTTAATGTTGATGTTATTGTTGAAACTATATCAAACATTTTAAGTATTAACATTATTGATGGTGGTTCAAACTATAA